ATTTGGAGTCTAAATCAAATGCCGTCCGAAATCGAAATCCCATCACGCATCCTCCCATTGCAGAGTTTAATCCCCGGTGCTAAACCAAGCACTGCTCAATGGATCGAACGCGAAATTGCGATCAACGTGACGGACGGCAAGATTTACGTTCGGGTTGACGAGGCTCCCATTCTCGTCGCCGAGCGTATGCCTACACCACCAAGCGACACAGGAACATTTGCACTTAAAGTTGTGAATGGAGTTTATACTTGGGTTGAAGAATGAAATTTCTGATTTCCATATTTGTTATCTTACTAACAAACTGCACATCTACTCCCCCAGTAGATCAACCGCAATTCGTCGGTAAATACAAAAATGCTTGTTTGCCAGAAGCAATTGCGATGACGCAAGCATTGAAACAAAGCGGGATTCAAGCAAAAGTTCTTATAGTAAATACTCCTAAGTTTAGCCATGCCTTGTCATGCTACCTTTATCCAACAAACCAAAACAAACTTTGGGTTTGGGATAGTTATTGGAAAAGTATGAACCTTCGTGCATGGTGGCATGATTCTGATTCAGTTGCTAAAGAGTGGCTGAAATGGTGCAGTGCAGAAACCAAACTTACGAGTTCTCACTTTATAGAAAACTAATCTTATGCCAGAGCAAGACGACATTCAGCGAACACTTGGAATACTTTCCGGTAAACTTGATCTTGTGTTAGAAAATCAAAAAGACTTTGGCAGTAAATTTGCTGACTTCGAAAAACGCTTGCGTTCATTAGAATCTCATCGGGGATATGCCTTTGGTATCATCGCCGCAGCAGCATTTATCTGGACAGTGTTTTTTGAATTTATCAAAAACAAATTTGCAAATTGAAAATGAAACCAAACCAACTCGCGCTCATGTTAATCTTGATCTCACTTGTATTTCTCGCAATGGCATTTTTGAGTGGATGCACAACACTTGGAGTTTCATTAGAGACAGACTACGGGCGTTTGACATATGAACTGCCCGAACCAAAAGGAACAAAGAAATGAAAAAAACAATTAACGCATTGCTCGCAAAGTTAAGCGAGAATTCTACATGGCGCGGTTTGATTCTGATTGCTACGGCAGCAGGAGTTAAACTTGAACCAGAACTCCAAGAAGCAATCCTTGTTGCAGGACTCGGCCTTGTTGGGTTAATCAATATTATCCGTAAAGGCTAATGGTTCCTAACTCCAGACCGCAGCAAGCGAAAGAGAAAACCCTTGCAATGGTTATCCGTGCAGGGATTGAAGATCGCGTTGCTCTGGTAGGAATAAGAGGATACTACTCTGAAACATTCGCTCCATCTGGAAATAATCGGGGAATTTATGATGATGCGATTATTTTATTATCCCCTTCTGTTCACGCTACGTTTAACGCTAATACCGATCCTTCTATTTTCAAGAAAGGTATCGCGGTTCTTAAAACGGGCGTTCACAGGTATCGTAAGGGGAATCATGGTATCTCTAAACCCGGAGGCGGCTATCCAGCGTTGCGACCTGCTAACGCCAAAGAGGAGTTGCCTGTTACGCGAGACGGCACTGGAGACGATATGGGCATCGCTATCAACATCCATAAGGGCAGTTACAAATCAACTTCATCTGAAGGGTGTCAAACAATCTATCCTTCACAATGGGATGGATTCATCAATCTCGTCTATTCAGAAATGAATAGATACAACCAAAAGACAATTCCATATTTATTGGTGGAACAAACATCTTGACAGAAACCTAAACTATCGTTAACGATAAAAATTATGAGTTGCGGAAATTCCAGAAGTTCTAAATGCAATCCGTGCGGCCCAAGTGAGGCGGCAATGAATTCAATTGCAGATCGTGCAGCTTACTATGCTCGCATTGCAGTAGAGGCAGCAAACTCAGCTTGTTTAGCATTAGAAAATAATGGCAACACAAGATGGGCATATCTTGGAGACGGAACACAAACTGTCTTTGAAATATCTGGAGCTAAATCAACATTTTCTCCATCATTTATAGTTGCTATTGATGGTGTATTACAAGACCCATTTCTTTATTCTGTAACTTCTGGAACTCCATATATTCTTACGATGTCTTCCCCAGTTCCATCTGGGTCTGTTATTGTAATAATACCAATTAATGGTGTTACAGGTGCAACAGGATTTAATGGGGCTACTGGAGCAACTGGATTCGGAGCAACTGGAGCGACCGGAATCCAAGGAAATCAAGGTTCAACTGGAGCTACAGGTCTTGGAGCTACTGGCGCGACTGGCGTTCAAGGTGCAACTGGCATTGGTGTGATGGGTATTACTGGAGCCACAGGAGCTACAGGAAGAGGAGCCACGGGTTCCACTGGCCCAAGGGGTTCTACTGGCATCCAAGGCCCAGCAGGAGGCCCGACTGGTGCGACAGGAGCCACTGGCCCACAAGGTAACGCAGGCCCAGTAGGTGGTCAGCGTTGGGCATATCCGGGAGACAACCTTGTTAATTTCTCAATAGGTGGAGCTACGACAACAAACCCACTCGGATACTTGGTTTGCATTGATGGTGTAACTCAAGACCCAGATAACTACACTATTGCTGGAACTGTTCTTACAATGTCGTCACCAGTTCCATCTGGTTCAACAATTGTAATTATATCTTTGAATGGCATCCAAGGAGCTACTGGCCCTGCTGGTGGCCCTACGGGTGCGACTGGTCTTACGGGCGCAACTGGCCCTGTTGGTGGCCCTACTGGAGCAACGGGTGCGACTGGATTGGGAGCAACTGGAGCAACGGGCATTACTGGAAATCCGGGTGCTATTGGAGTTGGTTATGTTTTGTCATCTCTTACTACAATTTTAATTGGAACGGGAAATAAAACATTCTTTGTAGATAAAGATTCTAATAATAGTGCATTTATTGTCGGTAATCGTGTTAGGGTTTCTAATTCTTCAACGCAATGGATGGAAGGGATAATTACTTCTTTTACAGGATTTTCTTTAATAATAAATGTAACAAATACATCTGGATTTGGGACAAGATCGCCGTGGAATATAAGTATTGTTGGCGAAATTGGAATTACTGGTGGGGAGGGTGCAACCGGAGCTACTGGAATACAAGGTGTAACTGGTGGGGAAGGTTCTACTGGAGCAACTGGCCCTGCTGGAGCAACTGGCCCTGCTGGAACTCCTGCTCCAACACAAGGATCAGCTAAAGCATGGGTCAACGCTGATATGACCACATTGAATAATACTACTGGTTATCTTGGTCAGCCTTGGACTGGAAATAAAACATCTGGAAATGCAACTGTTACTATTAATACATCAACTGCACATGGATTAAAAACAGGAAATTATGTTGCAGTAAATTTTGGTAGTGAAAGTGTAGTTTGCAAGTCAACTATAACTGTAACAGGTTCACAACAATTTGAAATACAAGCTACAGGAACTTTTGGAACATTAGCCACAACATCCCCTACAGCATTATATTCTGCAACTGTATCATCAGGATATAATGTAAATTCTGTATTTAGAGAATCAGCACCTACGGATGGAACTGGAACTGCATATATTAACTTTGACACTGCATTAGGAACATCAAACTATGCTTCATTTGCAACAGCAGAAGACGAAACTATTCCAACTCCAGCCCCACACATGGCAGTATGTAGTAGAGATGAAAAAACAGTAAACTATCAAAAGGTTGTAACATTTACAAATTCCACCCAACCCCCTGTGCTTACAGATATAAAATTAAGTTACATCGCATTTTCAAACTAACAAAAACTAAAAAAGAAAAATTAAAATTATGCCACTCACTAAAGCAACAACTAATGTAGTCAACCTCGACAAAGATACACTTATTAACGGACTTACTGTTGGTAAAGGTGCATCAAATGGCCCAGCAAATACTGCTGTTGGATATAACGCTCTTTCCTCAAATATTTCTGGAGCAGCCAATACATCAGTTGGTCACGAATCTCTTCTCGTTAATACAATTGGAAGCAATAACTCGGCATTTGGTAATTCCTCTTTAAAGGCTAATACCACAGGAGAGTTCAATACAGGATGTGGTGCAGGTGCGCTTGAGCAAAATACATCTGGAAACAACAACACAGCCGTTGGTCTACGCGCACTCTACTCCAACACAACTGGATTTGCCAACACAGCCGTTGGTGTAAGCGCACTCCAAAACAACACTGGATTTGCCAACTCTGCGATTGGATATGCGTCACTCCAAGACAATACAATAGGAAACTTTAATACAGCTATCGGAAACGACGCGCTTCAATTCAACATAACAGGTGACTACAATACTGCAACTGGATTTCGATCATTATATTCCAACACAACATTTTCAAATGTTGGAGGATTCGGATATAATGCTCAAGTATCTGGCTCAAATCAAATCAGAATTGGCGATACAAATATCACAAGTGTTACCTGCCAAACCAATGCTTGGTCTGATGCACGAGACAAAGCTGATATTCGTGATACTGTTCTTGGTCTTGATTTCATCAAAGAACTTCGTCCAGTTGATTATAAATGGGACTATCGTGAAGATTATCGTCCAGAAGCACCTGCTCATGTAGGGAAACCAATAGAACCAAAAGAAGATGCTTCTGACGAAGACAAGGCTAAATACGCTCAAGAACTTGCTGAATACAATGCTTATGTTGTTTTGAAAGACAAGTGGCTTGAAGACTGCAAATGGTCTAACCTTGTTCACGATGGAACACACAAACGCACTCGCTTCCATCATGGTTTGATCGCACAAGAAGTTAAATCAGTTATTGAAAAAACTGGAGTTGATTTTGGAGGATTCCAAGATCACACAATCAAAGGCGGCGATGCGGTTATGACGATTGGTTACACCGAATTGATTGGGCCACTTATCAAAGCGATCCAAGAACTCTCCGCTAAAGTTGCTGAACTTGAAGCTAAATAATTATGAGTTACTGCACACCATGTCCTCCATGCGACTCGGAATATCCGTTGTTGTGTGAACCACTCGAAACAACTGCCAATGGGAAAAGACTGGTAGTAGAAGACTCTGCTGCTTGTCAAAAAACGATTCAGACTCCAGCATCCGGTCAAGTTCTAACATCTAACAATGGAACGCTTGGATGGACGAGTGGTGGTAACTCAACTGTGCTTTCAAAGTCATCAAGTGGTAATCTTGAGTTTGGAAAAGTGCAGACTGACTACATCGCAGATGGCGCAGTAACAACTGCAAAGATTGCTGATTCAGCAGTAACTACTGCCAAAGTATCAAACTCGGCAATTTCAAATGATAAAATTAGGAATTCCATAGGAACTTCTATTATTGGTAGATCGGCAAATAGCACAGGAGTTGTAGCTGATATTCAAGCAACAGCAAACGAGCAATTCCTTAAAAGGAGTGGTGATGCGCTTGTGTTTTCTGCTATCAATCCAAGCGTTGATTTTCCAAGTGGAGCAGTAATAAATTGTCTTACAATAACTGATAATACTACAAGGACAATTGATTTTGGTACTGGTTCTGGTAATATTCCTATTCCATATGATAATACAACTCCTCAAATATCAGAAGGAGTTCAAATTATTGAATTAACAATAACACCAAAAAAATTAACAAATAAAATTGTCGCAAGAATTTCATTTACTGGAACAACGGCGAGCGGTGAATTGATAGCTGCATTATTTAGAAATAACGAGCCTAATGCAATCTGCACAGCAGTTCAAGAATCAGGGGCTTCATTTCAACCATTGATTCTTGATTTTGTTGATACACCAAATTCTACATCTGCAACAAGATATTCAATAAGGGTTGGTGGATCATCAACAAATGATGTTTATTACAATAAGCCATCCAATTCAGTATTTAAATTCAATCAAACATTAAATACAGTATTTACTCTTACTGAAATCAACGCATAATGCCAGCGGAAGGATCAGTCTTTGATGGATTCACAAGTATCATCGCGCAAGACGCAGATACCCATCCATCGTATTTACCAGAGTCGGTAGTATCAGAATCGGTAAATAGGACATTCAGAGGTGGCATAAACCGAACCAGACCAAGCATTCGGAATATCACAATCAAAGCAGGAGAGAATCAATCAGAGACTATCGTTAACGATATTGAGAATGGAAGTTTTCAAGGCGCATATCCATATCGTGCGGTAAAGTATGGATCGTCAGATGGAATTCTAATTTCAGTTTCTGGGGTTATCTACTTCCTAAAGATCACAAACAACTTTGCAACTGCATACAAGATCATTGATGGCAATGATCCGGGCATGATGCACACATGGTTTGTTCAAGCCGAAGATCGAGTGTATATCCAGAATGGCTACCAGAATGCTATAGCATGGGATGGGGTATTGGGAACAATTGGTGCAAGTCAGATTACAAATAATGATTATTGCGAGATCGTATCAATTGGAAGCACAGATTTTACTTTGATAGGCGCGGCATCCAATACAATTGGAGTCAAGTTCACGGCAATCATCACAGATACTCAAAGGGGAACTGGAACGGGAACAGTTAAACTTCCAGCATATCGTTTGAATCCATATCAAAAGAAAATGCCGATTGGAACCATCATGGAGTATGCCTTCGGGCGAGTCTTTGTATCTGATAGGTTCAACCAAATCTACGCTTCTGACATTATCTATGGTGGTGGTTTTACTGACACCAAGAATACCGAGAACTTCACAGAGATAGGATACTGGGCAGAAGGCGGGGCGTTCTCGACTCCAGCCATGATGGGGAATATTACAGGGATGAAGGCGATGCCAGAGCTTGGATACAACCTTCGCGGCCAAGGTCAGCTAGTAGTCCTTACAGGTGCTGGAGCATTCTCAATGGATGTCTCTCTACCAAGGTCACAATGGAACACATCGAACATCCAGCGTATCTCACTACTTGGGCGCGGATGCACTAGCCCATATCTAGCTTTAGTTAATAGTGAGCTTTGGTTCCGCTCGCACGATGGTTGGGCATTCTATTCCAATACCCAGTCCGAGTTCAATAGATACTTCTCACTCCGCAAACTATCGAGGGATGTGAACAAATGGGTATCAAATGATACTCCTTGGCTAAAGCAATTTGCTTCCACAATGTTCTTTGATAACTATCTAATTAGCACAGTTGCGCCACAAACCTATCGAGCAGAAGGTGTAAAAGGACTGAATAGGTATCATCGCGGCATGGTTGTTCTCGACCTTGATCAATCCTCAACTCCTGCACCAGACGCGCAGCTTCAATTTCGTTGGAATGGACTTTGGACAGGCATTAGACCAACTCAACTTCTGACTGCATTAATCCAAGGTGAGAAGCGTGGATTCGGATTCTCGTTTGATGCAGACAACAAGAACCGACTTTACGAATTCACGATAGCCCAAGGAGACGACTACGGGCCAAATGGAACTAGACAGATCGAATCCTTCTTCACAACTGGCAGGTATGACTTCAACCGAAGCGGGGCTACCAACAAGTTCCTCCGCAAAAAGATTACTGGTGGAGAAATGTGGATGAGTGAGATTAAAGGAGAAGTAGATAGCTATGTCGATTTCCGCGCAGACTCTAACCCATGCTGGTCAGAACTTAAAGTTCCTACGACATTCGGGTGTGATCCATGCTCACCTAAAGTAACTGAATGCTTCCCGCAGAGGGGCGGTAATCGCTACAAACGCTACAAGTTTAACACACCTGACCCAAGTGAGTGTAATGACTTGGCAGGCATCCCATCAGTTGAAGGAAGCGAGTTTCAAATCAGAGTTACTTTAACTGGCGCGGCTACAGTTGACCGAGTAAGATTAATGGCGAACATCAAGAATAACGATGACTCTCCAGTTGGTGACTGCCCCGAAGAAAATCAAGAGTGTGAACCATTTTTGTGTTGCCAAGAAAAATACTGGAACTACAATATCGTAAATTAAGTTATGGACAACGCCGATTCAGCTCCAGCCATTACATTTCCAAATGTTCCAGATGATTTTTGTCCAACTGGTAACTGGCAGAATGTCTTCCAAGTATTCATTGATGAAGTTCTTTCTAATGGAACTATTCTTGTGCCGGGATTAGGTGATGTAACACCAGCGGAAATTAATCAAATCAACCTAACTCTTGCTGACCAACAAAATCAAATCGACGCTTTAGAAGAAGAAGTCGGCCCATTGGTTACTGTTAGATACGGCAATGTAACTATTATTGCTGGAGACACTGCTTCTATTGGCGTTACATTCTCATCTGAAATGCCATCAGCGGAATACCATGTTTCGCTTACTCCAATATACAGCACAGGCACTCCAGCGGCAGCACCACTTTTTAGTGTAGTATCTGGGACTAAAACTGTTTCTGGATTTACCATTCGCATTGATAACAACATTGCATCAATTACAAGTCTGGATTGGATGGCAATCCATACTGAACAACCATAAGCCATCACAAAGAAAAACTAAACATATGACACCACTAAAAGGAACTGATCCTAAACTCGTTAGCGGCGGCTCACCAACTCGCGGAATGATCCGTGAAGGCATGGGCAACATGAACCCACCTAACACTGGTAAGAACCCATACTCCAGCGCACCGCTTCCCAAGTCTGGAAAGCCTGTTGGCTCGAAATAATTATCGGAAACGATAATCCCTATGGCCGATACCCTCGAAGAGATGGTAGAGCTTGTGAAGGGTTTTGTCGGCGACTCTGGCACTTGTTCATACGAGCGCGGAGTTAAAGCCGTAAACCAAGCGCGGCGACTACTATGGAATAAGCGAGCATGGACTTCGCAAGAAGAATATGTCCAGATTTGCTGTGTGAACGATTGCTTCACGCTTCCAGCCCGTTATGAGCAAATCAAACTTGCTTGGATCGGGGATAACTCTGCGTCTCTAGCAGACGAATGGTTCAATGCTACCAACGCTTTTGCTCTGCAAGCGGATCACTCATGCCATAGAGGAATCGTAGAGGTAGGAGGACTCCATGTCCTCTTCCGCGACTACACAACGCATCCATACCAAATCGGAGTAATGGCAGAGGAAGCTGAAGACATCGGCGTAGAGTTGATGTTTGAAGCGCAAGACCAGTATGACACCTATCACAAAGTTAAGGTGACTACTGCCAATCCTCCAACGCTGGCTAAATCCGATTTACTTGTGAAGGGGATTCGGTCAGTAACCAAGCCAATTACCAAGGGCAGGATTCGTGTGTATGCCTACGACACAGCATTGGAAGCAAAGACGCTGATAGCAATCTATCAGCCGAATGATGCCAACCCAACCTTCCGTAGATTCAAAGCTCCGAGGACTTGCGAGTGTATCACGCTTTACGCATCGAAGAAATACTTTGATTTAACCGATCCAAAGGAATTGGTTGAGTTCATCCCAGATGCGATGATCTATGCGGTTCTTGCATTGAACTCACGTGAGAATCGTAAGGCGCAGGAGTTCTTGAGTAACCTATCCCTTGCTGTGCAAGAGCAGGAGAAAGAGATGGAGAACTTGGAGATACCAACTTGCGCTCCATTACGGATAGCAAACTATAGTCGGGCAGACAACCTAATCGGTGCTGATATATTGTCACCAACACCCAACGATTATTTCCTCTACCGATGACGCTGACAATTCCAGACAAGATTGAAGCAAAGAGCGTAATTGGATATGGCGATCCAAACTACGAGCTTAACTTGATGGACTTGGAGATTCTAAAGCTACCTCCACGGGAATGTCCGCTGGTGCATAGGTTTACTCCGGGTATGTATATTCGGGAAATCTATATGCCGAAGGATACAATTCTCACAAGTTTACTTCATTTGACTACGCATCCATTTTTCGTGATGAAAGGCGATGTAACTGTCTGGTATCATGGCATCCCTGCCCACCGATACAAAACAGGCTATAGCGGCATCACAGAAGCAGGAACAAGGCGAATGCTTTATACCCATCGTGACACAATCTGGACTACCTGCCACGTCACTGACTTGACTGATCCAGACGAAATTATTGACACGATCACTTCTAGAGACTTTAATCCTCACATCGCCAAGGAAGACCCAAGGGTGCAGAAGTGGCGGCATAACCGAACCGACTTAATCAAATGAGATTCCTTTTACCAGACCAACTAGGCAACGATAAACATCCACAGATGTTTCACTCCAGCGGATTTGCTATTGCTGCTGGTGTGGTTGCGGTTGGAGCGGCGGCGGGTTCTGCGGCTATCTCAATGTCGGCAGCAGATAGAGCTAAAAAAGCGCAAGGTGCAGCGGCAGGAACATTTAAAAAACAACAGAGAAAAGCTACTGAAGGTTTTGTAAAAGGACAGCAACAAGTCCAAGGAATGATTGAGGGTGTCAAAGCTCCAGAGTATAATCTTGGATCAATGATCGGTGATGCTGGTCAAATTACTGATTACAACATCCGGCAAGGCCGCAAGATTTCAAAATATAATCGTCAACAACTTGAAGAATTTTTACCCGGAGCAGCGCAACAACGCCAGCAAGCGCAGACTCAAATCGGTCAAGCGATGGATATCATCTCACAATATCTTCGCGGAGATATCCCACAAGATGTTAAAGATCAGATCACACGCAATGTCGCAGAGAGTGCAGGAGCTGGATTCAACCCAGCAACGGCAGGAAGGGCTGGAGGATTCCAAGCAGCACAAGGGCAAATGGCGCGTAACCTTGGACTGACTTCACTTGATATTCAAAGGCAGGGACTGGCAGCAATGCCAGCAGTTCAAAACACAGCGCAGAACTGGCAGAACTTAGCGAGGGCATTTACAGCAGATGTAAGGGCGGCAGAACCACTTGATGTAGGAAGACTGCAACTTGGCTACCAAGGTGCGGCGGCAGAAGTCGGATTGCAAAAAGCAAAAATGACATCTGATATGTTTGGAAACATTTACAATGCTCAGTCTGGATTGGCTACGCAAATCTACGGAGCGAATAAAGAAAACATCGCCGCAAGCTACGCTGCCCAGCAAGCAGTCGGCCAAGGTGTATCTGACATTGGGCAGGCTACTTCTGGCGCGTTGATGGGTATGGCACAAGCATCAGCATTGCAACAAGGTTTATATGGTGGACAATCAGGTGGGGCTGGACAAGCGGCAGCACAACTTGGTGGATACGGAAGTTTCCTAGAAGCGAAGAAAGTAGCATCAGCATATACACCAGAACGATCAATAGGAAGTATGATTTACTAATATGTCTATCGCAGAACTCATAATGCAGGGAACCAATCGCGCATCGAACTCTACCGCATGGGTTGGAGATTCTTTGGCTAAACTTGGTCAGAATGTAGGACAAGCCTTGGCTCAACGCGAACAGCAGAAGCAAGCGCAAGAGATGCTACCATTCTTGCAGCAGAGTATGCAGGAGTCGATGACACTTGCTGGACAAGGACAGACTGGTGAGGCGTATGCGAAGTTGATGCCGTTTATTACAGACCCATCAGTAATAAATAATCCAAATTTGAGGCAAGCTATACCTGCATTTCAAAAGGGAATAGAACTTGCAACAAATGATTTCTATAAAAAAGAACAACTTCGCATTCGTGAAGATATGTATAATGCGAGGTATGGTGGTGGCGAAACGGAGGTTGTCTATGATACCCCAACCGCCGAGCAGATGGCTGATCCAAACTATCGTCCATCTGCTCGCGTTGTTCCAAAAACAACACCAACCAGAAGCGGTGGTGGTGGCGCAGGAATGGGCGGGGGGTCTGCGCGTGAAGGAGCTATTGCCATAGACCAATCAACTCCGCTTCCCGGTATGGAGGCAAGATTTACGGATACCATTCCTGAAGTGGATACTAACGGAGAGCAAAGAGGATTTGGATTTGGTTGGAGCTATCAAGAAGGATACCGCCCGACTGCTGATAGGCGCAAATCATTTGAGAAGGAATACAACGACTTCCTCAATGCTCCAGTTGAAGAGCAGGAGAAAATAAAGGAGCAGGTTCAAGTTACTCAAGAAGATGTGCCAGAAGGCAAGCAAGTGATCCCGTTCCGAATGGCATTGAATCCAAACATTGTTGGGATTGTTGGCCCCGAAAGTTCTGTCGAAGTAGAAAAGATTGTCCAAGTATTCAAGGATGGAAGCCAAGAAGATCGCAGAGAGCTAATCAAAAAAAATCCGCTCGCCGCAACGATCAATGACCTAGAGAAAGCAGACAATACTATTTCAAGCAATAACACATTGCTGAACATCCATAAACAGGTTGATGGAAATTATTCTAGGATCACAACAGAAAGGGTATTCCAAACTGATGATCCAAAGACTGATACATTCAAAATTTTTATTGATGGAAATGAAGCTCCTAATGTGCAGACGGACGCTAATGGAGCAGAAGCTATTGGGATAATGAAGGCCAAGGAAGTCGCCGCATTGACAGGCAAATATGATTTTGTCAGAGGAAAACCCACCGCTCCCGCACCAACTCAAGGTGGACTGCCAGCAACTCAATTTACTACTACCGCTCCTCAAATCCCAGAAGAGGCGATGGCTCTACAAAAAATAGTTGAGCAAGGACAAGCCGCTAAAGCTAAAGAAACAGAAAAGAGTGTTGATAAACGGATTCAAGATATTGACGCACAAATTAAGCGTTTGGCTTCTCCAACTACTACTGCGTATGACCAAGCTGGTTTGATTGCAGTAGAGCGTCCAATAAGTAAAACATCAGAGCAAGCTCAAGCTGACATTCAAAAGATTACAAATCTAAAAACTGAAAGAGAATTGCTATTTGCCAAAACAGAAAAAGCATATAACGCTGCAAAATCTGAAGGTCGTGTATTTCAAAATGCTGACGAAGTGAAATCCAGCAAAAAGAAATTTCCTGCTGGAACGATTATTTATATTGGCAGAGAGCCAGCAAAAGTGAAATAATCAACCTATGGAATTTGAATTTCTTGGTGAAGTTAGTGGCAAGTCTGAAAAACCATCTACGACAAAACCGAATGATTCTGGAATTGAGTTTGAATTTTTAGATAAAGTTACAGAGCAACCATCTGGCACATCTTTCGGAAAAGAAGTATCACAACTTGGGTCTGCATTTGTTGAATCTATTGGTCGTCCATTGGAAAACATGGGGGAATCTTTTGAGTCCTTTGGATTCACGGGTGTAGCTAATGCGCTTAAAGGAGCTATTACAGAACCAGAGAACTATGTTTCCGCAGGGCAAAGGTTCATAGAACCAGCACCAGATGAAGCTCAGTTTATGGGATTCGCTTGGCAGTATGCTCCAAGAGCGGCAGTCGAACAAGTTGGTCAAGCAATCGGAGCAATAGGAACGAGGGCCGTTGGTGCTGCTGCTGGTGGCGCAGTTGCTGGCCCACCGGGAGCGATTGCTGGTGGCTTTGTTGGCCCAGCAATATTTGGAGCCGCACAAGTTATCGGCCCAGTAGCTAAAGAACGAGCAAAAAACAATGGCCGTGAAGTTCCGAACAACGAGGACTTGGTAGCTGCTACCCTGACTGCTATCGGGTCTGGTTCTTTGGATGCGATTGGAGCGAGATACCTACCCGGAGGAGACAAGGCTACTGGCAAATTCTTCAAACGAGTAGCTTCATCATTTGTTGGAGAAGGTGTGCTTACAGAAACTCCGCAATCTTTCATTGAGCAAATTGGTTCTACTGCTGGAACTGAAAAAGGATTAAACATCAATGTTAAGCAAGCTGTAGGTGAAGGATTGATTGGCGGCACAAGTGCTGCTGGACTTACAGCAATCGTTTCTCCGTTCTCTAAACCAACTGAGAACCAAGTTATCCGCACTCCAGAAGAAGCAGAGGAACTGGACATTAATGCTAAGGCTAACCAAGAAGCGATATTGTTGATGGGTGATCCAGCAGATCAAACCCAAAACGAGCGCATCACCAAATTAAAAGAAATAGAATCGGTCATAGCCAACAACGAAACTTTGATGAGTGGGTTGGAGCCTAATGCGCCAGAGAGAACCAAACTTGATTTGGAGAATCGTGTAGCTAAGAAGGAAGCTGAAAAGCTGAAGGTAGAAATAACTCAAGGAGCAGGATTATCGGAACCGATAACTACGATAGAAGAACAGCAGGCAGCATTGGCTGGAGAGATTGCCGCACCCGCCGAGCCAGCAGCAGAACCTTCCCGAACGGGAATAACACAGCCTGCCATAGCCGCCGAAGAGCAAGTTGTTACCGAGCGGGAAGCTGCACCAGTAGAACAAGTAGTCACGCCACCAGTAGAGGTTGCGCCACTTCCTGCAAGAACAGTTGAAGAATCTATTCAGAACAAAGATACCTTTGAGTTTGAAGGAATGCGTGGAGCAGTAACGCTTGAAGATGGCACTGCTGTATTCCGTCCATTTGGAACAAATGATAAGTATGAAGTTCCAATCAATCCCAACCAAGCTATCAGCGAGATTGAAGGAATCCAATGGGTTCGTAAAGGACAAACGCGCCAAGCTCCAGTTGAGCCAACAATTCCAGAAGTTGCGGCAATAGTTGAATCGCAACCACAGATTACAGAAGAAGAATTTAACGCTACGGAAGATGACTTCCAACTTCCTCCATCTTTGATTGAGATTGAAAAGTCACCAACGCTAAATGCGATAGCTGATATTTTTAATACAGGTGAATCGAAGGTTGTCCAAGAAGGTAAACGAGCAAAGAAAGTTTCAGCTACTCCAGAGTTCTATAGGCAGATCAGTCCAGATCAAATTGATGTAGCAAATCGTCAGATTGATAATGCGTTAAGAATCATTGATAACCTGTTTGTATCTGAAGAACAAAAACAAACATTGGCAGAACCATATTTGTTAATCGACCAAGACATTTCAACTTATGAAAACAATCCAGAATACAAACAATACAAAGCCTCAATTCGCAGGGAAGTTCGCCCTGCTGACCAAGCTGTCACACTCCCAGAAACTGCTGGCAAAACTAAACCCGCAGCAAAAAAACCAAAACTCGGAGAAAAAGGCGGCGTTCTAATCCCTACCAAAGAAGACTTCATCCAAGCAGGACAGAACATCTACGAAGCTGGCATGGAGTTTGGTGCTTGGGCTAAACAGATGATCCAGCAATTCGGTGATGCCGTGAGAGAGTTCCTTGGGGAAGTATGGCAAGCAGTGAGTGGTGCGCCAGCGAAGTTGAATGAACTGATGGGGTATCTTCCGAAGAAGGGTGAGGCTGGAGCAGTCAATGTTGGCAAAGGTAAGATAGGTGAGAAAGCTAAAGCCGCAGAAAAGCCAGCAGAGGAAGCTAAAGCAGAAGAGAAACCAGCGGTAGAACCTGACAAAGAACAGATCAAGGGTGAAAAGATTGGCCCACCAAAGAAAACTCCCGAAGGCATCATAGCAAAAACCCAAGAACTCCTACGCAAGCAGTTTGACCCATCGAAAGTATCAGATAAGAATACTACTGAAGCATTCCGTGCATTGGGAAGATTGATGGGTAAAGGTGGAACTGATTTCGCTAAAGAACTGAACGACATTGGTAGGGTAGTAGATAAGTCGGGCGCGGCGAGCGAGATCAGTATGGGCGCAGCGTTGTTCATTAACGACTTGTTTGAGTATTCCATTAGACTCGCAGCAGAAGGAAATAAAAAGTTGCTTGGCATAATGTTGAGCAACATCAACAAACTTCCAACCGCTGGAATAGGAGTAAGCCAAGCTGCCAGAGATTTACGCGCAAGGCTTGAGATAGCTCAACGATTCTTGACAATGGGGCAAGCTGAACAGGATGCCTACACTAACTATGTAGCAGAGTTTATCTACCAACCTAATCCAACTAAAGATCAGATTCAATCTATCAAGGATGCTTATGCAGCGGTAGAGAAGACCCCGCAAGTAACCGAGCAAGAGTTGACTGATGAGATTGCAGCGGTTGGCGGCAGAACTGGAACTGACTTGGTGGGTAAGATTAAGGAAGAGTTCACTAAAGCTACTGAGAAGGGTAAGGAAAAACGGAAGACCGAGGAAGCGGAACTTGATGAGGAATATAGTAAAGTTCAGAAGCAAGCAGACGCTGAGATTGAAAAGCTCGCCAAGATTCAGTCTGACACACCTTCGTTTGATCCAGCAGCAGCAAGGCAGACCGCAAATGATGTCCGTGCTATCGTGGCTAATGACTTAAAACAACGCCCAGACATGGGGCGCAAGGCTCCTTGGAAGTCCATGTTGGTTGCCAAGTTACAAGAAGCGGGAGTAGAACTAACAGCAGCAGAAACACTGGCAGATATTGTTTGGAGACAGCATGAGATCAACAACCTTTCGAGGGAACTATCCTCCATCAACAAGGCGATAGAAAAGGGGCCAATCTCAGAGATCGTCAAAGCAATCAAAGAAACTCCGCTGGAAGATCAACAGAATCCTAACTGGAGATACGAAGTCATGCGCGACTACCTCCGTAGGGCAGGATTGAATGTTGCCCAATCTGAAAGGATAGCGAAGTTGATGGACATCTCACTCCAGAAACGCTTCACGATGGCGCAGGAGCAGGCATTCACAGATGCTATTAGTAAGACCGCACCTTGGAAATCTGGAGATACAAGAAGCCGCCGCGCATTCCAAAAGGTATTGCAAGCCCTCCGCGCTGGCGCATTAGACCCCGCAAGGAATGTATTGAGCGACATGGCGGCATTGAATGGATGGACTGGATTCTCGCCAGACCAATACAAGACCCTCCTCAAGAATGACGCTATTCTTTCTGATCCAGAAGCAGGCGAGCTTAAAAAGGCAGAAGCCTACAAAGCAATCCAAGATGTAATTTCTAAAGCCAAACTACCAATCCGTGCGCGTGATGTCATTGGACAATACTACGATGCTCAAGCATTGAGTGGTATTCCTACATTGACTGTGAACGCATTCTCACCAATCGCATTTGCTATGCGGAATGCACTCGTTGAGATTGGATCAGGAACACTTAGGGGAAATCCGAAGGCTATCACCAATGCTGCTACGGCCCTTGTAGATTCAATCAAATCGTGGGCGAATACAGTAGCCTTCTCTTTCAAGAACAACGTCACAGTCTATTCCAATGTGGATTACATTGTGAACGATGACAATCTCCTTCGACTCTATCGCAAGGGTGTGGATCAATTCACGAAGAGTAAGAACCCAAAAGAACGAGCAGACGGAATAAAGAACATGATGGTTGGCATGATGGACTATGTTCGTCGTATGTTGAATGCTCTTGACTACGGAGCGATCGCCTCACTTCAGAACCAGAACATCAGTAAATACTCGATGGCAGTAATGAAGCGGCAAGGGATGTCTACTAAAGAAGGCAACGAAATGTTTGCGGTGATGATGAAGGCTAAGAATGATTTCTACCTTGAGCAAATCGCTATCGGAACCGATAAAAACAAAGCAAGCATTCTCGCGGATGAGTTCTACATTTCTTCATGGAATAATGCTCTGACTAAAGCGGGGGTTCAAAAGAGTGATATTAAGCAAGCAATGGATGCCGCGATCAACGATGCGTTGTCTTCTGTTGGTAGGAATAGGCAGTCGATTGATGCTTTGAAAGACGAGTCAACCAAGTTGAAAGACGCTGGTGTTGCTTCGATGCCTGCCTTGTGGTTGCTGGAGTCAATGGCAAGCGCGTCCAATCAAACTGAAAGCCAGATTTTAAAATTGTTCAGCCGAATAATCTATGGATATGCCATCGTCCCTGCTCGCGTGATTCGTGAAACAGCTTGGTTCTCGCCATATGGATTCGTGCGCTTTGGATATGATGCCATCGCAAAAAAGATGGGCAGGACATCGCCATACGCTCAGTCACTCGGAACTGATGTTCAGTATAGCCAAAGGCTAAACGAAGCTATCGCTGGCACTGTAGCATTGGTTGCTCTCATGTCCCTCCGCGCTGGTTCAACTGACGAACCAGAGGAAGATGAGTTCAAGATAGTATTTACTGGTAATGGCCCGAAGAGAAGCGACGATCCTCAGTTCTACGACTCTTGGTATAAAGCAGGCAACAAGCCAAACACCATGAGCGTGTATTTTGGGAAGTCTAAATTTGACTTGAACATGATGAGGGGATTTGAGGCGTTTACTTGGCCCGCCATGACGCTTGGTGCGTTGGATGACCTTGAGATTCGCAAGAAGCAAAAGCGTGATGCAAATACAGGAACTCAATTGGAAGATGCTTCCATCGTTGCAGGATTTGTATTTGATGCAGCACTTCGCCGTGGGCCGTATGCATTCACTACAAAGTCACTCTTCGGAACCTACGGAGACATCGGTGTAGAGGGCGTTGCAAAGGGGTTGACCTTCCCTGCAAAGACTCTGATTCCAGTATTGGGAACAAGTCTTGCAAGTAACCTGTCGAACTTCATCAACGACCCGATTGATAGACGAACTCTGGATGGCGCGGTATGGTCAAACATCCCATTCATTGGGCCTGCCGTAGCACCAAAATCTTTGAACGCATTTGGTGAACCATCGCTATCAACTGACATGGCATCGAAGATGTTTAAACTTGGAGTTCCGATTGTCTATGACATCCCGACTGATAGAGAATCAATCATGCTTCATGAGTTAGTCTTGAGTAAGGGTGGTGGGCCAAGCATACCGACTCGGAATCAGCTTGCGCAAAGGCTCGACAGAGACCCGACCAACAAAGAATACGAGATGTTCGTGAAGGAGTATGGTGCGGTTCTGACGAAGTCCATGAAGAAGAATTACGAGAAACTTTCTGCGATGAAACCGGAGGCTTACACTAAGGTTGTTGAGCGAATCGGTAATCGTGCAAGGGACATCGCTGAGAACAAAGTTAGGGTAGCTGCGAAAAAGCCTTGACACCCGCAGAGGCTCATGTAGATTGGTTCTGCAAACTGCATTGGGTTTGTTTCATGTTATTCATTAGGGGACGCACCTCGGAGAAATTCGGGGTGCGTTTTCTGTTATCGTAACCGATAAAAATATTTTCTAAAAAGTATTAAAAAAATGTTGACACGATAATCGGAGGGTGTAGATTTGCCTTGTGAACGGCACAACACCCGTCCATAAAAACCTAATGAAAGATAAACCTAACATCAAAACAGAATCAGAAGAAAAACCCGTAGTGCAATCCGAACTCCAAAAAGAAATCTTCCTCCGCTTGGTATCGGCAGCAGCATCAGATGGCAAATTTGAATTGGGTAAATTGCCCAATGCTCAAGCCGTAGTGAAACAAGGCGACCACCTCAAAGGTGTGGCTGAACTCCTCGCTAATTGTTTCGAGAAATGAGAGACGAAGACGATTACGATCTTTCTTCGGAAATAGCAGAAGAGAGACGCGAATCATACTTCCATCGTTGTGCGATGCGCGACATGGATCAAGGCATCCGACCTACTTATTGGGACGAACCAAATGACGATCACGAATAACTTTCTTCTCCCCGCCCCAATGTATCGGGCGTTGGCACACGATGGTTATATGGCAGGTCAAAGGAAAGCTGACATATCAGTAACTACTTTGATCGGCCCACCGAAGATCAACCAACTCAAGAAAAGGCATTCTGACTTTATCGTGGAAGACGCATCCGACAGGGTGTGGGCATTGCTTGGTCAGTCAGTGCATAAAGTTCTTGAGTTGGCAGGCGGCGAGGATGAGATGACTGAGAAGCGTCTCTACAAAGAGATCAATGGCTGGACACTGACTGGTCAGACTGATTTGTATGAGACAGGCAACAAGGTAATCTCTGACTTCAAGGTAACATCGGTCTTCAGTTTCCTCCTCGGCGGCAAGTCTGAGTGGGAAGCACAGATCAACCTCAATGCTATGCTTTGGAGAGAGTATGGCTACGAAGTCAAGAAAGGTCAGATCGTCGCTATCCTTCGGGACTGGCAGTCGAGCAAGGCTGAGTTTGACAAGGAGTATCCTCAATGTGCAGTCCACATTGTTGACATACCTCTTTGGGATAACGAAGAGTGCATAGCCTACGCAGCGGAACGGATCAAACTCCACCAAGCGGCGGCAGCAATGCCAGACGATACCATCCCTGCCTGTGATCCAAAAGAACGCTGGGCTAAGTCAGATACATTTGCCATTAAAAAAGATGGCAACAAACGAGCAGCTAAAGTGTGCGATACATTGGAGGAGGCTGAAAGACTGCTACCTACCTATGGCGCGAAACACTCAATCGAAAAACGAAGCGGAGGGGATATGCGATGCGAGCGTTACTGCTCAGTAGCTCCCTTCTGCCACTACTACAAAGCAACCTATAAATCAAATGAATAGCAAGCTACTACCACCTATCGAAAGGCTGGCGATGCTGCCAGAAGAGAATAGGCAAGAAGCATTAGACTGGATGGCAAGTCAACCTCCAGCAATCATAGATGAAACTGTTGATCCAATGATGCGTTGGGAAGTCCGTATTTCTCTTAGCGGAGTATTTGACTTCAACTACATCTACGATAGAGCAACCAAGGAAAAGAAATTATTAAAATCAAACGAAGACAACTGGTAAATAAATTATGAGTAACCAATTAGACGGAATCGAACAGAAAGACATCATCAAACGGGTGACTGGCAAGGTCACTAAATTGTGGGAACCCAAGACATTCAACGGCCCAAAGGGTGAGTTTGTCATCCAAGGTGGAGACATTGAGATCGATGGGCAAACCTACGGACTCAAGTTCTTCAACAATACACAAGAGCAAAGCATCAAAGGTAACGTAGTTACCCTCTCATCAGTCCGTGGAAAGCATGGGCTGACTGGCGTATCCTTGGAGCATGAATCCTACGAAGGTAAGAATGGTAAGGTAGATCGTGACATCATCAAGGTTACGGCTACTGGTAAGGTTGAGTTTGACCGACCAAGCGAAGAACCTGCCCGTGTTACATCAACACCCAAGGTTATCGTAACCGATAATCCAGAGAAGGCTTTGGATGAGATCGTTGAGACTCACCTTTACATTGATAGCCTCGTCCGCATGGCATACCTTGGAAAGATTACAGACGAAGAGACTCTTCGGGCATATGTCTCGTCGGTCTTCATTGAAGCAAACCGCAGGGGCATCCACTACTCATCGAAGGTCGAAGCACCTAAGAAGGAAGAACCGAAGGAAGAACTTAATCCCGATGATTGGGGTTCAGCAATCGTTCCAGAAGGACATCCTAAGTTCAAAGAACTTGGTGGCAAGAAGCTGGCTGAAGTCGGCAAGCCTTCGCTCACTAAACTCTACGAGTATTTCTTGGAGAAAGGATTCACAACTCCATTTGCCAAGTGCGTAGAGAAAGCAGCAGAAGACCTCAACCTCGATGCTCCAGTAGAAGAAGCAGACGAAATCCCTTGGTAATCCTGTTCCTCCCAGAACACCTAACCTAAACACAAACACAACATGAAAAAGAAACCAGAATTAGAATTGTTCAGCCCAACTCAAGAGGGAGTCATTGTCCCTCTGTCAACCTACCTCCGTCACATGGGGGAGTTCGTTAAAACCGAATGGCCGGGTATCAACATCACTGAAGCTCACATCAAGAAGGCATGGGGCAAACTTCAGAAGAACGAATACCTTGGCGACGATGCGCCAGATGAAATGCTGGAGATGTATGAGAAGATGTCCGCTGACTTGGACATGGCCGAGGAGATGGCAGAAGAACGCCTCGCCTTGCCAGCAGTAGAAGCAGAGGTAGAGGTAACCGAAGATGAGCCAGTCAACGCATCCCTCGCCCTTGTGGAGAGTGTAAAGGATGGTTTGGAACTATCCTCATTCACTCAGAAGTTCGACATCGGCGCGGGGATGACTCAGTGCGTTCCTCGCGGCAGTGTAGAGATGAAAGACTGGGTAGCAGCATTCGCCTTCGGTCTGACTCTGGAATCGGGCGCACAATGGATCATCGGTGATTCGGTTGTAGCACTAGAAAATGCAGGGCATGAAGATGTAGTCAACCAACTCTGCTCCAACTTCAAGAAGTCTTATCCTACTGTCTCCGGTTACGCCCGTGCTTGCCGTGCATTCCCTGCTGATAAGCGCGATGCTACGCTTCCGTTCACAGTCTATCGTGAGATTGGCAACGCAAATTTCGGAGATGAAAGCACCAAGAAACAAAATGAACTTCTTGAAGCTGCCAAGACTGAGAAGCTATCCTCTACCGAAGTAAGGAACCGAGTGCGTAGCGAGCAGGGTAAAGACGATAAACCATCCGGTCATCGCTTTCTTCTTCTCAATGTCGGCAACTTCAGCAACTCAGAAGTCCTCCGCACAATGCCCGAAGAAGTGCAAGAACATCAACTCCTAATTGATTTAGGCGACAAGTCATGGTTTGATCCAGCAGAAGGTGAATGGTTGAAATTCTTGAAGGAGCAATAATGAAAAGAACAACTAAAGCCCTAAAAAATCCTTTTGTTAAGGAAGCACTATCTTGTTGCGTCCAAGATGCGATTTTAGAATTATTGCAAGGAGACAAAGAACTTGCTTCTTTAGAAATAGCATTAGCCATAGACAAAATGATGGAGGACATGACTGTTCGCCTTTTAGGTGGTGGCAATATAGCAAGTATTGAAGTTAAGCATCCAAAAGGTTACGAATATCCACCTATTGAAATTACTGTAAAAAAGATTGTAGATCAATTCATAAAAGACGAACTAAGCGGTTCTCCTTGGGATGATTTCATGCCCGAATCCACAAAAAACATTGTGGACTCATTCTACAATCAAGCGGTAAGACTTAAAAAAGCATTCGATAAATACGCAAGCCAAAAATACATACCAAAAAAATAATTATGTCAGAACCAACACAACAAAACGAAACATCCAAAACAATACTTGAAGCCTTTTCATTTATTAAGTGTGAGGATGAGAAACTAAACGAACGAGTCCATGCTATGGCGAGCCTCCTGCATACGGCGGCGATGATGGTAGTCCGATCTGAATCCCGTAAGGGTGAAGGGTTTGAAGCTATCCGCTATTTGGAAACGGCATTCCTTTACTACAAAGAAAGCCAATTCCGCAAGCGATTCGATAAGGAAGAAGAGAAAGAAGAAGCTCCACGAATCATTACATAAGTATCGTAACCGATAAAAAAAGTATTTGACATTGGTTTTCTCCGTGATAGATTCCTCGTATCCAATACGAGTTCTGACGGACTTTGGAGATCAATTTTCAGTCAATAAAATGGGTCTGTTGTAGTCCGTCAGCTACGACAGGCCCAATTTTTTTGCCACCATTGGATCGTGTAGCCAGCGGGGATGCGTGAAGGACGCACCGAGAGTAGTCTGCTAAATACTGGTGAAGGAGTGGAGTTGGAATGGCTGCTGAGACTGTTATCCTGCCAACTTAATGCTGTCCTTCGGGACGACTTGCAATTAGTCAACGAGATTAGACTAGCCTAGGTAAAGGAAGACCGCTGGGCGTGGATTGTTAAGCGAAAGGTGACAACACCCATACTGAAACGTATGATTCATTCGGCAAGTTTTCCCAAATTCCTTGGGAGACTTGTCGCTCTGGTTCTGCCCCGCCAGAAACGCAGGAGATTCATTGATCTCCGAGTAGAATATATTCTGAATAGTTTCAGAAATAGTTTAGAAAACAAAAAAACCAGAAAGGAATTTCTTCCAATCTGGTTTTTAAGTTTGGGTGAAACTGGTTTTAAATCAGATTCTCTTCTTCTTTTGGAGCGAGTGAGATGGTAGGGTCGATGGCCCCGTCATTCAAAAGATCGAGACGCTTTAACTTCTCGTCTAACTTCTCGCAAATGGATTCTTCGATTGGAACTCCCGCTGCGTAAACCAAAAACTGGATACTTTTGGATTTCCCACCTGCTCTATGCACCCGACCCAACACTTGGCGGGTGTCGAAAATCGAAGGGCAAGGCATGATTAAGGCTACCCGCGCATGATTGCCGTTCAGATCGTGGAGGTTTAATCCCTCGCGGCACGCTTGGATTATCCCAATAATGACTCTCGACTTATCATTCTGGAACGAATCAATCTTGCCTCTTCGGTCAATGTCGTTCTGTCCTCCGTAGATGGCGCAATCGGTCTTCAACTCTTCCATGAGCCATTCGCGTGTTTCAGTGTAGTTGACTGCGATGAAGATAGAGTTACCTTCTTCGATCAAGTCACGCGCCATTGCTGCCACCGCTGGAGCCTTCAACATCTCGATCCTCTGCCTTGCTCTGGTTTGCTCTGCGAGAACATTAGCCGAGAAGTTTTCCTGCATCCGTAACTCCTCGATACGATTGCAAAGATCGTCATACTCACCAGCGATCTTCTTAGCGTTGTCCATGTCGAAGGCTTTTGCTTTGATAAGCGTCTCAGGAAATGCGTCACCCAAGTCTGAGTGGCGAAGTCGATTTCCTTTTTCGGGGTAAATGCGGCTATGGAGTTTCTTCAACACCGAATGCCCTCCAGTAAACTGCATACCAAAGCGGGTTTTCCTGCATCCGTTCTGACTGAGGAAACGGAAGTAGTCTTTCCCGCCTTGGTGGAGTCCTAAGAACTGACCGATTGCCCACAACTTTGTAGGATCGTCTGCAATGGTAGCAGACAGAGCAATGGCAGGAATGTTCTGGACTACTGAATCACGGACAAGGAAAGCGTTCTGGGTAGCCTCACCCTTGCCGCGATGAACCTCGTCAAAGACAAGTAGAACATCATCTGGCAGCATGAAGCGGAATGTTTTCTTATGCTCGTCTGTCCATCGGCCTAACTGACTTTTACCAGTCTTCGCCCACTCCCAGCCGCAGATCTCAAAGACCTCAACGCCCATCATCTTCGCGGCGCGATGCCAGTCGGTAGTGATAGGTTTAGGACAGACAACCGCAATGCGTTTGCCTAACTCTCTGGCGATACCTAAAGCGCAAAAGGTTTTCCCTACGCCTGTGGAGTGACCGAGAAGCACCCGATTGTATTTGTTCATCGAAGCAACGCCCATCTGAACGCTCGTCTGCTGATACTCAAACAAACCTTCGGGGTGGAGTAGCGGAATCAGATCGAGTTCTGGCACTGCCTCTGTCTGAGTATCGGTTACGATAATCGACTTAAATTTAAGCTGATCGTCTGACCAGTGCGTCAACTGCCATTCTTCACGGAACTTGCCAAGCTGGATACCAGCATCGGCCATTTGCTTTTTGAATAGCTCTTTGTCCTCACCATAAACTTTCCAAAAGGCTTGGGTGATCGGAGCTTTCTTGAGGAGTCGAACGCCTCGCTTAGTGTTGAGTTGAATGGGGTGAGACCACTCAACTGTTGCCATAAGGTCGTGGATGTTCATCGTGTTCTCCTCGCGTTATCTAAGGCGCGGCGGCACTGCATCATAAGGAGAGTGTCACCATCGCCATAAGCATCAATAACGGCTTCCAATGCTTCCATCATTTCCCGCTTCACTGACTCCCCACTAAGTGGAGAGTCTTTGAATCTGAAGAGGGGTTTCTGTTTGTGCATGGTGTAGGTTCTCATTTTTTAAATGGAATGGCTTTGATGTTTTTGTTAGGGTAGACAGTAGACCGGAACTTAGGCATTTCGGTTTGCTTTTCAGCCTTCTGCCAGAGACGAATGTAAACCTCCGGTGGAAGGCAAGTTGACTCTGTTTTTTCTGTGTAACTCATGTTATGTTATTAGTTTAGGTTTGGTTTATGTTGTGGTGTTGTGGAGGGAAATTTGTTGACAAGCGAAAGTGTATAGAATAGAAGGAGAACGTGAAACAAGAATATAATGCGGAGACACTCGGAACCCGTGGAGTGAAGCGGGGTAATAGGAAATGGGACACGGCGAAAATTGAGGCGTTATACATGGCAGGGGCAGAGCTTGGTGACATTCTCAAGACTGAGGAGTTTTCCAAAATGTCGAAGAACTATCTCAAAAATTTGATGGTTCAAGGCCGATGGATTTCCAAAAGGCTCAAGTTGCGTGAAGAGGTAGCAAACACTCTTGCGCCAAAGATGGAAGATGTGATGCGGAGGGAAACGGAAAACCATTACAACTTCATGCTCACGCAAATTGCGGAGGAGAGAAAGCAAATCGAAATCAGGAACAAAAGCGGGAACATTAAAGACCAAGCAGGAAGGCTCGATGTATTGGCGCAATACGAGAAAATGGCAACGAGAGCATTGGGACTGGATGAGAATAATCTTCACGATAGGAAGGGGTTAAATATAAACGCCATGATAAGCCTCCATGTGGAGGGGCCAAAGAAAGCGGAGGACATTACTATTGTTCCCGTGGAATGTTCCAACCCTGTAGAGGGGGAGTTTGAACCAGTGGAAAGGCAACAATAGGTAGAGCAAAATCGTGTCATAAAAAACTATGGACAAAAGGCAGAATAGGATCGGACTATTTCTGCCCCTTGTGGAGGGTATTATTTTAGCTTCGGAACCTTGTAAATATACTTCACCGAGTGATCGTTTCCAAGCCAAGCCGCCCATGTTCGAGGGGCAAGCCTGACATATTCGCCCGGAGGCATAGGACAATCAGGAACCGGATGCGTCCCCCATCGAAGCATCGTTGCGGGGAGTGGAATGTCGAATTTTACGATAGTCATTTTGAATCTCCTTTCCAGATAGGGCCGAGGCTTTCCAGATAGCGATACATGGGCGTGCCGATAGGTATGCGGCGGTGAACCCCGTCGCGTCGAATCCATTCGCAATCGTAAATTTTTCCTTCACCCGTGAACCACGCCGAGCAATGGCCCGTGAAGTAAGGGGAGGTTATCTTGTGGAGGGCGAATGACTTTGTGGGAAATACGCCGCCTTCAAAAGTGACTTTTTGGATTTTCATTTTCCTTCGGCTTTAGCGATTGCGGCGCGGGCATGGGCAAGAATATCGGCTCTGGTATCGTTCGGGGAAACGATCATGGCGCAAATATCCTGTAATGTGGAGAGTAAATCGGGAGCCGCTGAGATGAGGCGAGCATTTTCTTTCCATGCTAACGCATCGTCGTTTATACTTGCAATTGTGACATCACTGTGGATTGCAGCTTCATATTCGCCAAAGGTCAAATTCCAATGGCCGGGAGTGTGGAGTGTATTATTCATTTTTGTGTTGTGTTGT